GTGGTCGAGGTCGGGGTCAAGGTCGAGGTCGTGGTCGAGGTCGGGGTCGAGGTCGAGGTCGTGGTCGAGGTCGGGGTCGAGGTCGAGGTCGTGGTCGTGGTTGAGGTCGATATAATCATGGTGGCGACACACGTCGCCTCCTGTAAGGTGAGAGCAATTCCTTGCCACCACCTTATAGGAAATAATAAATAAATATGCCCTACGATTTTACAAATATAGATAAGGAAATGGATAACATCATTAAATATGCAGACAAATATGGAAAACTCAAATAATCGCTACAAGTTTAGAGCGTGGGTTACGAGTAAAATAGAATTATGTGGGGAAGAACCGCAAATGTGTTACTCTTTTAATCACTCAGAGGTAGAATGTAATGATAAAGGAGAATTAGTTGGTAAAGGTATCCTTATGCAATTCACAGGTCTTCATGACAAGAACGGCAAGGAGATTTATGAGGGGGATATTGTTAAAAACAAGACCGGTCATGATTCTTATAAAGAAAGAACTGTGTTTTTTGAAAATGGTGCATTTAGATTTGAGAATCAAACAAAGCCGTCTTCCGGTTTCATATATGTAAGAGACACAACCGAAGTCATTGGCAACATCTACGAAAACCCAGAGCTATTAAATAAATAAATATGCCCTACGATTTTACAAAGATAGATGAGGAGTTAAAAGTAAGATTTGGTGAACAAATAATTTGTGATGTCGCACCAGAAACAACTTGGGTAAGTATAACTCTCTCCAATGTTTTCTATGAAAAAAGCAGTAAGATTTTTTTAGAGGAATTAAAATCCTTTATCCACTCCGCCATCACCCAAGCCATAAAAGAAAGAGATAGGGAGTGGACAGTAAGACTAATAAATAATGTGTTTGGAACTGAAGATAAAAACCTTAAAGATAAAAAGATAATATGAAAGAACCACCGAATTTAATAAAAATTCCACACATAGTTGAAGCTCGGTTTAGTTCGTCTGGACATTGTTCCGAAGAAGCATTAGAGCAGAAATACGATTTATTTGAAGCTGTCAGTTTTCAAACAATGGATTGTTCGTGGCGGTTTGGACATTATAAGGAATATTTAATTAACGACGACACTTTCGTTATAGAATATAACGACATAAATTTACAAAAAATAACAAGAAAAATCTATAAGAAACCAACCCTCGCCTAATAATAAAGATAATAAAGTGGTATAATATAACCTGAAAGGAGGGAGCATGACGCTCTATCGCGTGTCGGGTGTGTGTGAGGAGTGCAAGAAACATCACGAGGATAGAAATAGTATTTTATTACAATTTACTGGCCTTCACGACAAGAACGGCAAGGAGATTTATGAGGGGGATATTGTTGAGTTTGAAAGCGAATATGGTAAGGCAAAATCAGAAGTCGCATATCCTGAGGATTGGCTTTTCTTTTCAGAAGATAAGACTTTGAAAATTATCGGCAACATCTACGAAAACCCAGAGCTATTAAATAAATAAATATGCGATACGATTTTACAAAGATAGATAAGGAAATTAAACAGTTTTTGACAGTGCCGGAACAGGTTTGCGGAATGGGGAATTCGTGTATTGTATGTGGTCAACCGAACAATAAGTCGCCACAAGTAAAATGGCTATTAGACTTTATCCACTCCGCAATCACCCAAGCCTGTAAATCTTACGCCCAAAATGTAATAGAGCAGGGGAGGCCAAAGAGTAAATCAGTTTTGCCAAATGTATTGGAGGGGCGAAATGATGAGATTTTTGATAGGCATGGCATTGATGGTATTAAATGCTACAACACCGCTCTAGCCGACTACAAAAAGAGAATGTTAGATATTATTAAATAAAGATAAAAAGATAATATGAAAAATCTTAAAACAATGTTGAGTAGTGAAGATATGACTTGGGAAACTCCACAGAAATTTTTTGATGAATTAAACTCGGAATTTAATTTTACCCTTGATCCTTGTGCGACAACCGAAACAGCAAAGTGTAAAAAGTTCTACACTAAAGAGGACGATGGACTCTCTAAAGATTGGACAGATGAAAAAGTATTTTGTAATCCGCCTTATGGTTCAGCTATTAAAAACTGGGTTAAGAAGTGTAGTGAAGAAAAAGCATTGGTCGTTATGTTAATACCTGCTAGAACAGACACTAAATATTTTCACGAGTATATTTACAATAAGCCAAATGTTGAAATTCGTTTTATAAAAGGTAGGTTAAAATTTGGTGGAAAACAGAAAGGAAGTGGGTCAGCTCCGTTCCCAAGTATGCTAGCAATTTTCAAAAAATTAGGCGACTAACCCTCGCCTAATAATAAAGATAATAAAGTGGTATAATATAACCTGAAAGGAGGGAGCATGACGCTCTATCGCGTGTCGGGTGTGTGTGAGGAGTGCAAGAAACATCACGAGTTTCACGGCATGTCCGACGAGGAGGACAGCGTGCTGTTCTTCTACCAGACGCATCTGGAGAAGGAGGGACACTCGTTCGTGGGAACGCCTGACATCTCAACCTACGAGGAGGTGAAACGTGAACGTGTGGGGCGAAGATAGGTACTGGGTGTTCTGCGAGGCATGCATGGGTACGCGCAAGCACGCGCTGGGGATTGTGGGGAACATCCCAGTCAAGATGTGCTGTTCTTGCGGAAGGACTACCAAGCGCGAGAGCAACTTCAAGGGCAAGAAGGAGGCGGACGATGAGCTGGACTGACCTTCTGCGCGACATCTGCGTGGACGCTGTGAACGAAATCAAGAAGCTTGAACCCTATCTGAGGGGTCTCACGGACGCACAGCAGGACATCTTCATCGCCGAGTACTTCCGCCTTCCCAAGCGCGAGCGCAACGTGGCAAACATGGCGCGTCTGCGAAGGGAAATCAAGGGAGGATAACATGGGACGCAAGATGACCATTGCCTGCCCGACCTGTGGGCATGGCGTGGACATGACGCTGGGGTGTCTCTACAAGGACAAAGGCAAGTTCTACTACATCGTATTCGGTGTGTGTGGATACTGCCTGCAAGAAGGAGACGACCGAAGCGTGTCTGCTACCTACCCTGCCGATACGCCCACCGCACTCTCCTGCATCATCTCGGGGCTTCCCGTCCTGTCGCCAAAGTGAGGTGCGTCATGCATCGTGTGAGGTTTTCGCTGGGTTTCCTCACGAAAAAACCCAGACTATACTATGAAAAAACAGGGTGTAGTGCAATTGGAAGCATGCGTGCATTGGAAGCACGAGGTTGCAGGTTCGAGTCCTGCCACCCTGACCATTGTGGGAGTAGCCTAAAGGCAAGGCACTGGTTCGTGGCACCAGCTATCGTGGTTCGAATCCACGCTCTCACTCCATAAAAATATATATGATCATAACAAAAAATGGACGCGTCCCAATTAAATACTGGCTTGATGAAATGCCAGAGGAGGGGGCTGTGGCACAAACAGAAAATCTTGCCAACCTTCCATTTGTTTTTCACCACGTCGCTATAATGCCAGATACCCATCAGGGCTATGGCATGCCTATTGGCGGGGTGATTGCAACTGAGAATGTGATTATTCCTAACGCTGTTGGTGTTGATATTGGATGTGGTATGTGTGCAGTTAAGACTTCATTGACAGAAATAGATACAGATACACTAAAGAAAATAATGGGAGAAATCAGAAAGGCTGTGCCTGTTGGGTTTGATCATCATAAAGAAAGACAAAATGAGAGTTTAATGCCAGAACGAGTAATGCCAGGACCAATCGTAGAAAAAGAATATAAAAATGCTTTAACGCAAATTGGTACACTCGGAGGAGGCAATCACTTTATTGAAATCCAAAAAGGTTCTGACGGACATATCTGGATAATGATTCACTCTGGCTCGCGTAATCTTGGGAAACAAGTAGCGGATCACTATAATAAGTTAGCCGTTCAACTCAATGAAAAGTGGCATAGTATTGTACCTAAAGAATGGGAACTGGCATTTTTGCCAGTTGATAGCGATGAGGGGCAATCATATATTAGAGAAATGAATTATTGTGTTGACTTTGCTTTGGCAAATAGAAAACTTATGATAGATAGAGTTATGGAGATTTTTATGAAGATTTTTAATTTTTCTACAGCTTTTGAAATAAGCAATTTTAAACAATTTGAAATTAACATTGCCCACAACTATGCCTCACAAGAGAATCATTTTGGACGCAATGTATGGGTTCATCGTAAAGGCGCAACACTCGCACGTAAAGGAACAGTCGGTATAATTCCTGGTTCAATGGGTACGAAGTCCTATATTGTAGCAGGTCTTGGAAATGAAGAATCATTTGAATCATGTTCACATGGGGCAGGTAGAAAACTAGGGCGTAAAGTGGCCACAGAACAACTTGATTTTGACGAACAAAAGAAACTCATGGACGATAAAGGGATTATTCATGGCATGAGGAATAATGATGACTTAGAGGAGGCACCTGGCGCGTATAAAGATATTGATATAGTAATGGAAAACCAAAAAGATTTGGTGAAAATACTAGTTGAGCTTACACCTTTAGCTGTGATAAAGGGCTGATCTCAACTCACAACTGTTCGTGTGAGGGTGCATAGCACATGAGCAGTAGTGAGGGAGAGATTAACCAACTCCCTGTATGGAGGGTATCAAAATGGAACGTACCCATCTCGTTCGTCAGCGTCTGGAACTCACTGATGGCAAGGCGCGCGTGATGGCGTGTGGAGACTGGCACCTGGGTGCCAAGACCTGCGACATCGACGCGATCCGCCACCACATCAACCTGTGCCTGGAGAAGAATAGCTACTTCCTGGGCATGGGAGACATGCTCGAGATGGCGACCAAGGACAGCCCTGGGTCTGGCGTGTTCGAGCAGGACGCGCCCGATGGGCAGGTCGAGATGGTCGTGAACCTGCTGAGGCCGCTCGCGGAGCGCGGACTCATCGTGGGGATTCACGATGGCAACCACGAGCGCCGTATGACGAAGCTCACGGGCGTGAACATCATGAAGCTCGTCTGCCAGATTCTGGGTGTGCGATACCTCAACCATGTCGCCTACCACATCTGGTACGTCGGGCAGGAGAGCTACACAGTCTATTCGACACACGGGTCGTCTGGTGCTCGTCTGCCCTACACCAAGATCAAGTCGGCGCTGGACGTGTTCCGCTTCGCCGATACCGAGCTGGTGCTCTACGCTCACACGCATGGCCTCGACCACATGACACAGCAGTACAAGCGTCTCAACAAGAAGACGAAGGCGGTCGAGACCGCGATTCGCCACGCTGTGCTGACTGGTTCGTTCCTGGCCTACGACGGGAGCTACGCCGAGCAGGCCAACCTGCCTCCGTGTTCCATCGGCTCTCCTGTGGTGCACATGTATCCCGACCATCACGAGATCCGAGTGATGATGTGATACGCACCGACGTTCGCTTCTGCCACAAGTGTTGGCGACTGACAGTACATTTCCTTCGGGAGTGCGTCTGGGTCTGCCTCATCTGTGGTGGCGAGGGGGGATAACTAGAAAGTAGCTCTATCCCCCCGCCTGTGCTTGTTAGATCTTTGAAAATATCCACAACATATATTTGATTATATATGTAAAATGGTATAATATTACATGGCTTTAGAGATGTGCCGTTAATGTATAAATATGCGTTATAGAACATCGTTTAGACAAGCATGGGGGATCTAAAGAGGAGGGTAAATACCTTGATCCCCCCATGGTCTAACAGAATATCTTTCTCCAGTCTTTCATGAGCCAAATAATGAAAGGCGCACTTTCGATAACAGTCGTACCCTCGTGGTCGACTGGAGGGAGATAACAAGGTCACATGTAGTGCAAAAGGCAAACTGGCTATCTCACTGTTAGCCGAGACCTTAGCCGACCTTGTTGTTTCCTCGGTAGTTATAATCTTTGTCCTCTCCCCAAAGGAGATAGTTCTTTCAAGACGTATTCATCCTCCACATATTCTCAATCATATCCTGTGGAGGGGATAGAGATTATAAATAATTCTTAATTTTTTTTATGGTAAAAGACCAAAAGCCAAAAGCCGAGGCGCCTGATATTAAAGTAGATAAGGCCACCGCCACAGACGAATATAAGCGTCACCTTCTAGCCGCACGTGTTTGTGAGTTTAGGATCAGCGAAGCTAAGCAGATATTTGAACAGCATAATAACGCGCTTAAGGAAATCTTTGGCGGGGTAAACGCGCTTGAAAAGATATTTGGCTTTGATAGACAGACAATTATTGAAGAAATCAAGCATGAAGAAGAGCAAAAGAGTAAAAAAGTAAAAGTAAAAAAGGCAGACGATAAGGCAGAAGAGGCCAAGAAATAAACAAAAATACCCACATAGTGGGTGTTTTTGTACTTGACTATTTTATATTTATATGTTCTTATTGGGTATATGAAGGAATATATCTTATCACTTACACTGCTCATCATCCTTATACCTATCTGTATATTTTTATTAGCACTTATAGTAGCCTTCCTTTATGATATTCTGGGCGCAATTTTATTCTCTTTTATAGTAATAATATCCTTATTCCTTATTCTCATCCTCGAATGATTTTTGCCATAACTCTTCTAATCTTTTCAACTCTTCATTACTGAGTTCTCTAGCCATATCTCTTCTTTTTTCTGTATCTTCTTCTTGTATTATTCTATTTAACTTTAAGTCTTCTTGTGCGGAATAGAATGTATTGAACATCTTTTCCGCTTCTTCAATATCAAGATTGCCATTCTGGACTTCGTGCGCCATAGCTTCTCTGAATTCTTCTATAGCATCAGAATCATAAAGTTCTATCTTTCTATTATTAATATAATCGTTTAAAATACCTGTATGATAATACTCAGATGGGCTGCCGATGAGTTGTCTCACAAAAGGTATATTTTCTACGGGAGGAAAGTCTTTATTTGTTAATGCACTTCCGAATTCATAAGTATTAGCAATAAATCTACCAGTACCACCAGCTATAAAATCTATAATATGATCAACAGTTTCTGGCGATATATCGATAAATCCAGCTTCTATATTATTACCGCCAGTAAGTTTATTCAGCCAATCAGTTATGTCTTTGCTGGATTCTCTGACAGTGCTGAAATATCTTGAACTATCTTTCTTTTCTGGCGCGTATGATGATACTTCGGGCATGATAGAAGTACCAAACCAATTCTTATTCTCTTCTAATTGTACTAATGGATCTGATAATGTCGGAGATATACTTTGAAGAAGTGTAGAGCTTCCCAATGGGTTGAACGAATTATTTATTGATAATAGTAAACGCTTCATGGCCTCTGATGATTCCGTATCTCCATGTACCATATCGTTAGAAACATCTCCTAAAATTTTAAATACGTTATATCCCCATGGAAGTTTAATCTTTATATAATTTCCACTAGGCGTCATGAAAATTAAGTTTTGATCTTTTATGCCCTCAGGTATCGCCTCATAGGCTTCTGAATTTATAGCTTTATTAGCTTCGGCTAAACCATAAGAGAACGCCACTATTCCAGCCGCTATTTGTCTCCCTCGCCTTGTCTTTAATGCAGTCAAAATTCTTGCCGATCCTTGTATACCAGCATTAGCAAAGAGATAGGCGCTATTTAATGCTACCCCTATATTACCTTTTTTATTGAAATCCACTGTCAGATTCTTTGCTAGATATGCAGCACGCTCTGTAGATATTCCATTGTCAATAGCATTTTTAAACGCCGATAATCTGACTGCACTCTCAACTATTTCATTTGTACCTTCTGCAAATTTTGCTATACTATTTATTACACTAGCAAATTTTTTAGGCACAGTATCTGCATTATAGAGATTTATTTTTTTGATAAGTTCTAACTCTTTTTCTTCTATAGACTTACTATCTATCCATCCTACCTTCCCGCCAGCGTCTTGTAGGTCTTGATATAATTTAGACCAGTTTACATTTTTTTTTATGTTGTCTTTACTAACTGCTTCATCACTTATACTATCCCATTGAGATTTTAATTTAGATGGTATCTCGCCCTTTAAAATAATAATAGATTCTTCTCCATTTTTTATCATTTGAGCAATCCTATTATAGCCATCTAATACCTCTCCACCAGAAGTAACTATTGGATCCATCGCGAATGGCTCACCTACATATTCTCTAATTTCGGAATTTTTTAAATAATTATCTAAATCGATATCTGATTTTCTCAAATCTTTTATAGAAACATCTTGTTGTGAATAAATTTCCTGTTTAATCTTATTTAATGTAAAATCACTTAAACCGCCCTGGTCACTTCCAAGCTGTTCCGCTTCCTTTGCTATTTGATCTCCATCAAAATATCCACGCCCCCTCACCCACTCATCAAAAGATTTACCAGAGGCTTTGGCTTGTTGGATTGAGGTAGTAGTTTCGTCCACTACTTCCTTTGATATACTATCTCCGTCTTTTCTCAAAAATTTATAAATTCCCTTCATTGCACTCGGCACATCCATAACAACATTTTTTGCCATTTTTATTCCTTGTTCAGCAGTAATATTAAGTGCCGCTGTTTGGATATCACGTTCAAAGTTTGTAATTATAAATTCAGGGTAGAGAACAGTATTTATGTTTCTAAGATAATTATTAGCTACTGTAAGAAATTTATAAGCCCTTTCTACACCAAGATTTTTCATGGCATCCGCTAATTGTTTATCCTTTATTGTAATAAGTTTTATTTTCCCATTATCTACTACTTGTAAGATATTATCAGAAAATTTAAATTTAGGGTCTAAATATTGTAATTCACCAGCCTCATTATATACAGGAGAATATCTAAGATTTTCTACTTCCCACAGATCTTTATTAGGATTTTCTTCTACAAGTTTTAGTAAAGTTTTCCCCACTTCATTCTTTTCAGACCTTACAATGGCATCTTCATAATCCAAGATTGCTTGTGTAAATGGATTATTTTTTGCCAATGACGATCTGCCCTTCGCTCTCTTTATATCTTTTCCAGATAAAGAAAAGCCCTGTCCCCTTAATCTTATATCACCTAATCCCTCTTTACCTTTCAGCGGTGTATAAAATTGATAACGCGACTTAACATTCCTATAAGTCTCTTCTGATATAAGCCCAGAATCTTTTAATATCTCCAATCGCTTAGAAGTAATTTTTGAATAAAAATCTTGTGAAAGATCCTCTAATATTTTAGTTTTATTTTCTTTCTCAAATTCTTCTAATATTTTTTTAGCCTCTAAATCACTAAGACCACTACCATTTTTTTTATTGAAGTCTTCAAATATCTTTGCGTTACGTTCTGCCGCATGCTTGGCATAAAGATATGTACCCAATTCATCTATATCTATCTTTGAAGATTTTATCTTTTTTAATAATGGATCTAATGAATTTCTTGAGAAGGAATCTAATCTTGATTTCGCTTTTCCAATATATAAATTAGCCTTTAAATAGACATCTAATCCATCTAATATTTTTTTACCAGTCTGTTCTTCAATCTGTTCTTGTATTATTTTTAATCTATTCAGTTTATTCTGTAATTGTCTTTGCAAATATCCGAATTTTGTTTCTTCAGATATCTCAAACCCAGGTTCTAATTCATCAAAACTCTTTTTATTCGATAGTTTTATATTCTCTACTTCCTTAGCTAATTCTTCAGTTTTAGAAGGTATGGAAGTTTTTAATTCTGTACTAATATTAGCCAAATCATCCGTTGATGAAACGCTTCTTCTTATTATATAATCTTTGTACCCATCCATTATTTCTTCAAATCTTTTTTTTCTTTCAACAGCATTGGGTATTTTAGATAATTCAGCAACATGCAACTCGATCTGATCAGATAATTCGTTTATAATTTCTTTTTCTGTTTGACCAGTGGCCGCACCCAACATCTCTTTTTTTATTATACTTGATATCCTATTCTTTATGGTATCGTCTATACCAGGTATCATGTCCAAATATGTAGACAATCCGACGCCTAATATACCGAGCGTCTTAGCCTCTTGATTATTAGCGCCAAGAGAAGCCCAAATTTCATTCGTATCGTTATATCTTTCCCTGAAACTTTTTATTGTCTCCTCGCCAAAGAAAAATTTCTCAATACCAGTCTTAGGTGTCCACTCTGCCCTCTCACCTGTTCTCGACTCTATTGCTGAAAAAGCACCAGACGCTAATTGTCTACCCAAAAAACCAGGTATTTTAGCGGCAAGACTTGCCGTACCAGTTATAATTTTTGGAAATAATTCCCAATTCCTCTTTAACCTTTCGGCGGGAGTCATCTCAATATCTTCTTGTATTTTTTGAGAAATCCATCCTTTGGCTAATTCATAAAGTTCACCCTCCGCCTGTCTTAACCCAGATCTTAATTCTGGTGATAGAATAGCTGGCGCATAACCCAGAGCGTTTGTTGTTTTTGAAGTATATTTTTCTTGTGCTGGCGTCGTTGCGGAAAGTTTGGAGACCTTAGCGGATGCTTTTGATTCTTCTATACTTTTTTTCGCCACTGATTTTGCCTTCATTCTTATTTGTATATCTTCTGTATTCTCATCTATTATAGGTGAAGATGAGGTGGTACCAGATTTAGTAGATACACTAGAAGAATATGGGACAAAAGATGGTGAAGAAGAAATACTATTCTCTATAATTTTTTTTGCTAAATCTATACTCATATTTTTTTTATTCTGTAATACCTAACCAATCTTTAAATTCTTTTGACGCTTCGTCTCCAGAATATTCCTCTGCAAAATACGTCTTTACATTATCAACAGAAGACGGATTAAGGTTACGTGCTAACATATTCCTTCTGTCCCCCGTAGTGAGTTGTTCAAAATAGTAATCATCAGAAATATTAGAAAAAGTTTCAGCTACATATTCATCATAAAGTGCTTGCATCTCAGGGTCCTCAATACTTTGTTTTGCCATACTTCCATATAATTCCTTAAATTCTTCATAGGACATAACCTCAACTCCAGAATCACCGCCCCCGCCTGAACTTTTTGTTTTATATTGTATAACTTGGCTGGTATATTCTCCAGTGATTGGATCAAATTTATACATTATGCTATTTCCATTTGCATCTTTTCCTAACTCCCATTGTAGTGCATCGCTATCCTCTATCATTGTCCGTAGCGCATCTTCCTCTAAACCCAATGAATTTGCTACAGTGGTTATAGACTCTGAATCAATAGCGCCTAACATACCAAGACTTTTTAATGTTTTCAGTTTATCCAATGCAGCCGCCTCTTCGTCCTCTATCGCCTTTCTCTCAGCCTCCAACACATCCTTACGCGCATTAATAATTGTATTGACGCCGATATATTGGGCTTCAAGCAATGTTTTATCGCCTGACCTTATAGCTGCCTGTTGTGTAGGATTAAGCCACCTTAGATCCTCTGGGGTTACAGTCTCGCCTAACATAGCTGAAGCTATCGCCCCCCTTTGTAATAGTAGTTGTGTATCAAAATTCTCGTCAGCATTTAATACTGTTTCTTTTTGTGTCTCTACAGATTGATTGACTGTCTCTCTAACCGCATCGGCAAAGCTAGTTATTGGCGCGGCCTCTGTAGTTGTAGTACCAGTTGCCTTATTAAAGCTCTCAAGCGTCCCAGATTTAGCCTGTGACAATTCTGATAATGTGGCAACGCGTGGCGTAACCTGTTGACCTGCAGCCCCAGCTATTGTCTTTATAGATTCCTGCGCTGTAGGAGATACCGCGTATAGGTCTGGTCTACCAGATACAGTAGGAGTACCCCCAGACGCGCCTTGAGTTTGCAGTGCGAGGGCTTCTTGCAGGGTTCTACCCTTACCATATATTGTGCCAGTATCTATACCTTTTATCTCAAAAGTATTTTTATCTACTACTGTCTTTTCACCGAATTTCCCAGTAGTTCTATTTTGTTGTGGTGTTGTCGCCATATTAAATATTAGTATAAGCGGTTATTAATGCTTCATCAGATTCACTTGATGTTGATAATGTCATAGCTCTTCTTATTGCCTCCTCCGTTGCTAGTTCATCAGCTCTTGTTTCTTCTACTGTTGTCTGCTCTGCCTCAAGTGTTCCTTTAACATCAGGCGTTATAGATGTAACAGCTTGGCCATTTAATGTAGGGATTGTTGCGCCTGTCAGTGCACTAGATCCATAATATTCCTCTGCCGTGCGCGTTAAGTCTCTGATATCCTGGTCGTATTGTGCCTGTGTTGAAGATGCTAACAACCTATATGCTTGTGGTATTTCGCCCTCTGGTATACTGGTGCCAAGTCTTTCTTCTGATGTGGCGCCTTCTGCGCCTAGTTGTCTAACGGCCTCGCCTGAAAATGTAAGCCCTGATGCTTCCAATGATGATTGAGCTCCACGTATTGCCTGCGCCCTTTGTAGTGCCTCGCTCTCTAATTCTAGCGCTCTTGATTGCGCCTCTACCTCCAATGCATTTGTGAAGTCCTCCAGTCCACGTGTTAATATCTGTGTATAATATGGTCCTACTTCTGCTTTTGCGGTCTCCAAAAAGCCCGCAATATCTTCATCTGTAATTCTATAACTACCCAAAAGGCTGTTTAGAAGGTCATAATTAGTGGATGCTAGCTCAGATACCTTTTGCAGATACGCTATTTGATACTCTGTCATTGCGCTAAGATCTATATTATATGGCAAGCCAGTATCTGGGTTTATACCACTCTCATTTGTTGCAGTACCCGAGGTTACAGTCACAGGTGAGCTTGGGAATGCCCCAGATTGTAGCTCTGTTTGTTTTGCTAGGGCATCTTGAAGTGTCATGCCAGTCTCATATGACTTTCCAGATTCACCAACGATATCAAAAGTTCCATCTCCGTTATCTACTATATTAAGGTATTCTCCAGTATGTCCTGGCGTTGTATGGCCTGGAATACCGCCAGTTGATCCTGAGCTGACCTCTGAGGCAGGTATGTACCCTGTGGCTGTTTTAACGGCCTCTGGGACTTCAATACCCAATGTTGTGGCAAAGTCCAGTAAGCCAGAGTTTTCGTCTAAGATTTGCTGGACTTGCGCATCAAGTTTCGCTTTCTCCTCATCGCTAATATCATCGGGATAGTCCTGAAGGTTAGCAATATTGCTTTTAAGATTTGCGATTTGGTCAGAGTATTCCTCTTTTGCCTGCTCATAGTTTGATAGATAACGAGACGCTTTTGATGATTGTTGGCTTCCTGATAGCCAAGAGAATATCGTATCTCCTGCTGTTACGTCCTCGCCACCCTGCTCATCTATAACAGTATCCAAAGAACCTGTTGTATTTGAACCCAGTCTATAAGGTACTTCCTGCGCCCAATTCAAAGGTGCTTCAGAACCTCCTAGAGTAACTAATTCTCTGTCAGCTATAATTTGGTTAGCCACAGCGAGCGCGTCTTCTATCGTGGTTATGTTCTCGCGAAGGTAGTCCTGCGAGAATCCACTTTCTATCCATTGTAAAGTTGAGAATGCCATAAGATAATTATATCACTTTTCTTGTTATGAGATGAACTTCAAGCACACCTTTTGTTGCAGTATTAAGATTGTTTTGACTTGTCATCTTTAATGTTATTGTCTGTTGGTCGGGAACAATCACAAATGAATCAAAGTCTGTGCCTTTTGTTTTTAATAGTCCTTGAGTTTTTACACTCGCCTCTGTTATAAACGCGTCGTCGTCATTTAATCGCCCTAACTGCGCTGTACACGTTCCTGCTGTGTCCCAATTTTCCAAGACCTGAATATAGGCACATATAAGCTCCTCCATTGGTGGACGCACAAAAACATCCATAGTCTTTGAGACTGCGTCTGCTGAAGTATCTACCTTGTCAATCTTTACAATGACCTCTTTATACTTCATGTCTTTGGTTATTCCTGTGGTTCTCATAGAGGTATGTCAATCTTTAATTCTGTTGTTGATATCGCACGCGCACCTTTTGATAGCCCACCTTTTTCGTATGTGAGCATTTCTCCGTCAGGCCCCAAATAATAAACTGTGCCTAATGTTAGCCCAGTAAATCCATTTCCATAACTATCAAAGAATATGTCCCCTGTTGCCGACGCTGCAATATCCTCTGCACTTACCCCTATTGCATCATCATAAGTATTCGTTAAGCTCATCATCTCAAAGCGACTCTTGTTCGTGCCTGTAATTTTATGTTCGTATATGATGTGTTTTGATGACACAAGTACCCCACCTGCCGATTCGTTTACTGCTGTGGCTGTTTCTATTGTTGTCTCTGTTCCTAATGTTGCAGGAGTTGTGCTTGTAACACGGATAAGCCAAGAGTGTGTTTCAGTTGCACTATGCCAAAATAGAATTGCGTATGAGTTGTCTCCTATGCGTATTGTTGATGAACGCGAGTTTGCGTTGGCTGTGTCAATGCTAACCTCTGTACCCACAGTTGGTACTGTGCCACTGCGTGAGACTATAACTGTTTTTAAGTCTGTGTTATCCGCCCAAGACACAGCGCAACGTGTTGAGTCTAAGTTACAAATAGAAGGATAAAGCGAAGCGTCGCTGTCCACAGTAGCAACTGAACCTGCTGTGAGTGTTGTTCCGTCCCACCCAAACACAATCACTCGCTGTCCGCTTCCGTCCTCAAACAAAACACAGTAATAATCTGTTGTTCCGAAACGTACAATGTCATGTATCTTTGTAGCTGTTGTTGTGTAAATAAGTGTCTCGTCCCCTGCTGTTATATTGTTACTTCCGTCAATGTCTAACTTTCTAAATTGCACATCAGAGCCACTACCAACAAAAACACAAACGCCTTGAGTGTCTGTATATCTTTCGTTTACTGGATAAACTCCGGCGAAAGACGTTACAGCGTTTTGTGTTACAGTAGTATCAAGCCCAGAAACAACTTGTGTGTATGTATTTGGCGAGGTGAAGTTTGTTACAAGTGCTTTCGTCTCACTTAATCTGTTTACTCTGTGCCAATCAACACCCATTGAGGTTATCGTGCCACTATGTGAGATAGCGGTTATTGCGTCATTATCAACGTCAAACGTGAGGCGTTGGTATTGTCCTGCGTCTCCGTTATCGTCTTGAATATGAAAAATAATATTGCGTGTAATAAACGCCATGTCGTTGTCATAACCTCTATCCAAAAATGTACCAGTACTATCTTGTGTATCCTCTGATGAGTCAAAGTTGGATATGCGAGTTGGGTATATTTTACTATCGCTTTCAATAGATACAAATGTTTGTTTTGTAATCGCAATTCCTGCCTCAAAACTTTTTGGATTCAACAGGTCGCCATAAATAGATAGTGAACTTGCCGAGTTATCCCATTGCGCATAACGACCAGTAGCGTCGTCTCCCAATATAACATCTGCCGCATTTGCGCCTGACAATATAATCTCAAAAATAGTAGCGGCAGATGAGTTTATGCCCTGAAAACTTGTTGATGTCATCACGAACCTGTCCCCTGACGAGGCGGTTTGTATTGTTGCGCCAGTTACTGTACCTGCTGTTATAGTACCCAAGTCTGCTGTAATAGCTGAAAGTTGAGACACCGAGAGCTTTCCTGCAATGATTGAGGACGCTGTTATGTTACCTCCGTCCAAGTAATAGTCTCCTGACCCTCCCATGAGAAGGTAGGATGCTTCAGTTGTCCCATTCTGTGCTGTGGCAATAAGAATCTTGCCTGACCCTGACGTAAAAGATGTGGCAACCTGAAACGCTGTTGTTGATACAGAAATGTCCAAGTAGATATAAGTGAACGCCGCCATGTTGCCTGTATTGCTTCCTGTTATCGTGTAGGTAGCACCAGTCATCAAAGTCAATGTTCCACCAGCCCATGCGACTGTGTCTGAATCAGTTACAGAAAACGCCCCAGAGTATACCCAGTCTTGAATAGCAATCTCTGAGCCAGTAGCGAGAGATGTTAATGTAGCCCCATTTACTGCCAATGCGGTACCATTCCATGTAAGTCTATTCCCCGCACTATTTCCAATAGAAAATCTGGGCGTTCCTGAGTTATATTCAAGCCAATATCCAGTTCCTGTATCATAGGCCGTTTGCCCCGATGATAATGACCCGCTTGTGCCTATGGTGAACGCACCTGTGATTGATCCAGATGTCGCCGTAACTGCACCAGAGAATGTGCCTCCTGTTGCAAAAAATACTCCAGTGTCATCTATGTAAAACTTATTAGCGTGTATGGAGGAGTTCGTTCCGTCTGAGTATATGGTGATGTCCCCTGCGTTTGCTGTATATCCACTATGGTCTTCTGTTCCTGTATATATAGACGTTGTGTTGATCGACCATCCACCAATAGCTCCAGATGTTGCTGTTATAGAACCAGTTATTGCTAATACAGATCCATCCCACGTTAATTTATTCCCAGCACTATTACCTATAAAGAATTTCCAAACATCGCTCCCGTCTTCATCTCCCAAGAAAAAACCAGTGCCATTATTATAACCAGTAGCACCACCTAATATATATGAGCCGACTCTTAATGTTCCAGCCGTCAACTTATCTACAGACAAACTTTCTATCTGACTATTTTCTAATACATCACTGCCTATTATCTGGCTAGATTCGGACATTGAAATTTCAGTACTTAAATCAACTCCATCTCTACGATGAGAAGAACTAAAACCATACTCTTCTAAAGAGTTATATATGGTTCCTCCAAGTTCTGTTATCATCGGCATAGATTAATTATTTCTTGAATGGCGCGTCTTCTGTGTAATCGACTGTAAACCCAAAGAATGACCAATACGCATTTGATCCATTCTCTATTCCTTCAATTTGTAATAGATGTCCCTTATTAGGATTTATCTGGAATTCATCTATATATTTCTTTATCTCTCCCAATGGTCTAAATTCTGTTATTGCTTGCGCATTAGCGTCCCAGACTCTCGCCTTTAACTTCAATCCCATTGCCCTATCTGTATATGTAACTATCTTATTTAAGACCTTCTTTATATGTGGATAATCAAAGTGCAACGCACCTGTCTGGAACCAAGAGTGTATTGGCTGGCCATTATCCGTTGGCAAGAATGTTGAATCGCTATATTGGCCATGCCTCATAACGCTACCAACACTTGTTCCCATCCACAACGCGTCTTTACCAGACGAAAAGTATTTACCAAATACAGTCATTGTATTGTAATATTCGTGTATTCTCCATGTCTGTGTGGGTATATTAAACACTGCTGTGCAATTAGAATATGCCACTCCGTTGACAGTTACAGATCCTAGATATAGGTAATACTCCTCGCCGACAATCTCGGCAAAAGAATTTTTCATGTTTGAGGCACGAATAAAGTCTATAATCCTGCCAGCGATATTATTTGGTCTGCCACCAGTAGACGCCCATACGCCATCTCGATTAGCCCAAATGGTATATGCACCAGAGTTTTTTATTGTTCTGTGATTAGAACATCCAACATCAAAAACCTTTTTAAAAGATTCTTGGTTATACATGTATGTTGAGTATTCTGTGAATATCAACATCTCATCCCAGTTTTCGCCAAGACCAGTTATAGCTTCAGAATAATCTACGTCAATAAAGTCCGTAGCCACTGTCCAAGAAATAGTCCCAGCAGATGGAACTGACGAGAAATAAACGCGATATGGATATGCCGCACTGCCAGAATAACAGTTGCCTAAATATAATCTGTCTCTATATCTTTTTATATATTTAGCGTTAGGCATGTTGGTTGTATTTGTAGTCCCGAATGTTGTGCCAGTTAATGTTCGTACAGGCAACCAAACCGCATCTGTTGAATCGTAACCAACAAAGAAACAATACTCAATAAACGCCTCCATCTCTACATTGGCGTCTTCATAGCCTGACCACGCCGTCTCTGCATCAGTTAGTTCAGTCCATGAGCTACCTGTTGAGTATAATAATTGCATTGCATTGTCATTGGCATTATTTACTGTAGCCAATACTTTTGATGTAGTCTCGTTCTGTCTAAAATTATATAAACCAGTTATAGAATTATTGGCCTCTAAGGCAGAGCCTACTATTACATAGCCAGGCCTCTTTAATATAGACCCTAGTTTATACGATGTATTCACATTGCTCATCGTATACAAACCATTATCAGGGATGAGCATTGGCGCTACATCTGTATAAGCACCCTCAATAAAACTTAGATAATGTTTTACAGCCATATTAATAAGAGAATGTATAATAGTCTTCAGCCTCTGTAACCTGTGTCATATCTCTAGCCGCATCCTTTTCGAGTTCCTCGTAGAATCTATCCATCAATGTTTCGGCGTCTTCTGAATTACCTTTTCTATGTTCTATCTCGCTACCAATATAAAGTTTTGCTGTTCTTGTATATGTTATATCCGTTACATTGGATAACGCGGTCAATCTAGAAAGCGCCTTGAAGTATTTAAACTTTATCTTTCTATTAGCAATGTTTGATTCACATGGCTTATTTAAGATTATCTCACCATTAAAAACAGTATATTTATCAGGAGTAGCAGGGGTGACACCATACCAAACTACTGTACCAACCGCCCTTGTGTCAGTTATAGCCCCCGTACCAGACGCTGGAATTCCAGTAAGTGTTGAGGACGCCTCAGTATTACCAGTAAAAGTTATAAGATCCTCACCAACATAAGCAGAACCAGATTCTGGAAATTCATAAGTATCACTAAGGACTAAAGACGTATCGCCAGCTGACGCTGCTGTGGCTACAGTGGCTCTAACTAATCCGTCTAATTCTTCTTCCATCTCGTCGTGATCTATATAATCCAATTCATCAGCGCCAATCTTTACTTGTATTATTCCTTGGAAAGAATCTGGATATTTCATGTCATATGTCAATGAAGACAACGCATATTCATTTTCATTTTCAGATATAGCAATAGATGAAGTATCTTCATAAATCTCAAACGTCCAATCTTTTGGTATGCCACTTTCATCGACATAAGACGTGACTGCGTCTTGCCAATCATTTACCTTATCAAGCAACCAGTCCCAAGTAATCAAATCGCCATCTACGTCAGCCTTAACGTGTTTGAGTGCGCTTTCAATTAATTTCTTGGCAGTATTATAAGCAAGACCAGTTGAAGGTACATAATCAGATGCCGAGCTAGATGTAGTCCCATCAAAAAATACTGCATAATAATAACTGTATGTTGTATCTGTAGATATTAAAGTCCATTCAGAATATGGTCTGTCCCACTGTATTTCAAATGCGTCTCCAGTTATGGCGTCAATAGACGCTATCAGAGTGCCAGATCCACCATCGGTAGACGCGCCATATATCTTAATCTTGCGTTCAAAGATACGTGTAACAGGTGTGTCTATCTCGTGACTAAACTTAGTTGTATTGGTTATAGTCAATGATGTACCACGAGTTACTGCACCATTTACGTCACACTCTTCTGTCTTTGCGTCTCCTACCTCGCCTAAAATAAACCAGTCATCATCCTCGTAATTGTTATTATCTCTAACTGTTAATGTAGTCCCTCCTGCTGTCAGAGGAGCCGTCATGGACGTTCTGGTATACCCAGAAATATCAGGATGAGCAATCCTGATTGTTGATCCAACTATATCTATTATTGTTGGGATTTGTAGTACTTTTGCTGTTGACATAATATTTAGCTAATCCTAGCCTAATAAAATAGGCTAGAGATCAGACAACTATTTTGTATTAGACATGAATTTCCAAATAGCATTGGAAAAGATTGACCAGAAGGCAACAACCATTGGCGTATATTCTCCAAAATCAAATCCAGGGATTTGTTCTGTAACATACGTTAAGAGTGCGCCAACTGTTGCAATAATTGCACCCCTTCCGATTTTCTTCCAATCATACTGGCTGAGCCAGAATCTCGCTGAACCTTTTGATGTAGACATATAATAATTATTAAGATTTATATTCACTTCTTAGTTTTTCAAAGTTCCAAATATGACTGCCAACGCGACGGTAATTGTAACAGTCATTGATGCAATCTGTGTAAGAGTATCCCCCATAGACAATAGCGTTAATGTATACAAGCCAGAACCTTCCTGCCGCCTCGTATACGCTTTGATTATTGAACCTCTTGAAACGAACCTGAAGTATCTTTGCTGTTTCCTGTTCGTTCATCTCACGTCGTGGCTTTCCGTAGTGGTCAAGACAATACTGAAACTCTTTACGTGCCTCGTCCCTCTTTTGTTTCCAATCCTCATCAAGTGTCTTTATGATATAGCCCATTGAAAACTCATACCCTGCGCCAAATGTTCTATAACCTTCTGTCCTTCTAACGTAGCCCAACGTATCAAATATAATCGGTCTGTTTAGCTCGTCCCAACCTGCCACAACCACAATGTGATTGCTCTTGCCACCCGACCCCAAGAAATTACTGTTCTTGTAGTAGTCCCCCTCAATTCGTACCGCGACCAAGAGTGGACGCTTGTACAGGAACATTGCAGTTTTCATATCCTGCCAGTTGCCCTTTACTTTCACATAACCTGGTATCTTGTATGCGTTTTCAAATGGTATTTTTACCGCCTCCATGCGTGTTGATGAAAACCAGTTATCGGGTATGCTGTTTGGATTTTCTGGCAATGGCAATTTCTCGTAAGATACAAGCCCCTGCGTACGCGCAACCTCTAAATTATTGCCAATGTTAGAGCCAAGATGTCCACCACCTGCATTGAAAAACAAGTGTACTTGTGAAAACTTGCGCACCTCGCCAGTCTTTAGGCGCAAGTATTGTTCTGCTAGTGTTGTTACTGCGTTTGCAACGCACGTCATTGTTGCGCCTTGATACTCATATTCCATTCCGTCCAACTTGTACTTGTCTGGCAATTCCAACCCCTCAACAATAAATGATTTAGGCAACTCTACTCCACCCAAAAGCCCTAGCTCGTCCGCCCACGGCTCATTGTAATTTGGCATTTCGTCTAAAAGACCTGTACCAAATATTCGTGTTTTGAGTTCTTTTATCATAATTTATTCTTAAGAATATAATCGCACGCTTGAATAACCCCTGCTACAAGCGCAGAACCAACTCCCATAAGTACTAACCCTACAAGTCCATACACAAGGCGTTCCACAAGAGCAAAGCGCAATTTGGGCGCAAAGCGTCTATCAAAACCGCCAATCTCGTCCTTGATCCACTTTAGGTCTGTTTTTATTTCAGCAACACACATTGCTACTTCCTCCTCTTTCATAAACTATAATTTTCCTTAAATATAGATAAGCAACTCTCACATAATGTCAGAGTGCCTTGTAGTGTTTCTATCTCGCCATCGTCAGTCTCAACAATCTGTACCTCATCAAATGGATAATAGATGTGTTTAGGATTGAGGATTTCTTGTGAACATTTTTCGCATTGCATATTATCTATCTAAATGTATATTTGTGTGTCTTATAATAAGGTCTTGTGTATCTGTTGTGTTTCTGCACCCTAGCCATACTATATCGCCAGCGATTAGCATCACCTCGCCACCACTTCCTGCAACACCATATCCAGTATTTCCGAATAATCGTTCTGTGGCCGCCTCGTCAATAGCAGTAGAGTTTACATACGGCTCAACCACTACGTTTTTGTTTGATACCGCCACAGACGCAGAGATCGAATATGAGAAGCTATAAGCACCGCCAAAACCTGTATTGACCTGAAGCCCAGAGCCACGTTGCCAACTGCCAGTATCTGACGCGGAGTTATACGCTACATCAGTACAATCAAAAGTATTATCGTCTATCTTTGTTATAACTGTTACTCCGTTATGTGCCGCGTCGCCCATGCCATTTAAGGTTACTGTTTGGCCTGTTGTTAATCCGTGAGCTGCTGAAGTACACCTTAATTTGCCACCACTATTTGCTGTGTTTGTTACAGAGCCAGTCGTAGAACTTATAAACGTAAACGCAGTATCTATATCACCCTCTAACAATCCTGTTAGGGCATGATAAACATCAGTAGTGTTTATAGATATTGTTTCACTACCTTCATAAAGATACATTGACCCTTTTGCTCTAGTTTCTCCCATATTATCCTATTATAAATAAGTTAGAGCCGTCGGAATAATAAGCACGCCAACCATAATCATCTGCTATTGTATCTGACGGCGCGCCGTCTATTGTTTGTCCACCCTCTGTGGCTATTGTTATGTTGTTTACACTAGCGTTTCCGTCCTCATCTTTTACAATAATTATATTACCTGCCTCCGCTATATCGTCGCTATCTATCGTTAAGGTATAAGCACCGCCAGTTGACTGCACTCCATAAATAACGTGTGCATTGTCTGTGTTTCTTGTTGAGGAAACTGACAAACGCGAAAAGTGTACTGTATGGTCGCACCACACCTCATCATCAAACTCAACCTTTCCAGTACCTGTCTTTATAGCCCATGCGTTTGTTATACCAGTTGCTCTTTGGTTTTCAACTAACAGTCCGTACTGATTTGTGATTGTGTTGTTCACGCCTGTGCCAGTTGGCGCAACAGCCCATATTGTATACGCGCTTGTAACTGCCGACGTGCCAGATGTTTGTGTAATAATTCCACCTCGCAAGCCAAACGCTGTTGTTATTGCACCCACGTTCACGCTTGAACTGACTGCACCAACACCAACTTGTCCGACAAGTCCGCCCATTTCATCACAAGTACCAGTTGCGTTGTGTAGCACGTTAAAGACAAGCCCTGCCATGCGGTTATTGCCTGTACCAGATTTTGTTACAGTACCTCCAGTTCTTACTGATACGTTTATTCCGTGATGTGGTTGTGAGTGAGTACCTGTATTGTGTTGTGAGGAAACGCTAAGTCCTATAACTCCCTGTCCTGCCGATGTAGTACCAGCCCAAAATCCGCCAGCAGGCTCTAGTTTCAAAGCCTCTGTTATGCTATTTGTAGGGATTGTAGAGCTAAATGTAGCAACTGGGTCTGGTCCTGTGCGTCCAAAAATAACATGAGTAGAGTCGTCATTTTTCAACACTCTAAGAGTACCTGCTATATCAAATGTTTTGCCAGGTGCTGCCACGTTGATACCAATAGAGTCTGCCGAAGCGTCTACGAAAAATAAGTTAGCGAGTGTATCGCCTGCGAATCTAACATCTAGTGCTGACGAGCCACCATTGTTCCACACGAGGCCAGCAGATGATGTCATTGTTAGCGCGTCTGTAACTGGCGACGCACCACCCAAATCAAAACGTATAGTATCGTCGTCTGCGGTTTTCTCTAGCCATATACCAGTATCTCTGTCAGTATCAAAAAGGTCTGTCAGTTCAAATGGCTTTGTTGGTATATGTACTCTAGCAGAAATCATATAATCTTTGTTGTCCAGTTCACATCATCACCAGCATTTGTTGATCCAAAGTAAACTACTGTATTACCTCCAAGCTCAAATACGATGTCTTTGGAGACAAATCTATTCCCGTATGTAGCAGATGGTATGGACGAATTACCAAAACCAAAACGTATTGTCCCATCCGCATTTTCTTTTGACACAACTAATACATAACTTTGTGCTGGAACAGATCCCGCAGCTGGAACCTGATACCATGTATTAGTCGCAGCAAGAGCTACTGTTCCGCAAGCCCCAGTCCCAGCTAGTTGTGATAATTTTGCCGATACTGTTTGCAAGGTAGTTTCTGTAGCAAAGTCTTTAGCGGCGAGCGTTGCTAAATTACCCCCGCTCTCAAGCGCAAGTAAAGAAGTATTGAGATCAGTGCCAGCGTTTGCTGTTACTGTTCCTGTAACTGTCACATCATTATTTGCCCCTAGATTAACAGTTAGCCCGTTAGTCGAATCACCAGAAATTCTATCCCACGCCGAGCCATCCCAGCCCATAACCATTGCCATGACTGAAGTAGTTGTAGGATTGGTAAAGTTGTCAGTTATAGCAGCCGCAGTTGGGAATTCAGAATCAACTGTTACAGACGGCATTGTAAGAACGTCAACCTGATAATGCGTACCTGAAACACCACCAGCCAAAGTAGACAAATAACTATTTGCGGTATCTTGCTTGGACTCAATAGCTAATGTTTCGCCAGGTGTTAAAGAGTCTTCAGAAAATGAAAACGTCCTTGGCATATTTATTTTATGTCATTTTCCAATAGATATTTCTCTATTCCCTTCTCGTCCAGTAGTGCTTTAAAACGACGTATCTTTGTCTCTACACTTTCTTCCAGTTTCTTGAATGCTGATATCTTCGCATTAATATTTTCCTCAAAAATATCGTATTCTCTTTGTTTCTTAGAAGTCTCAATCTCGAGTCTCTTTAACTCATTTTGAGAGTTATCAAGTTTCAGACTGATCTCTTTTAGTTCTATTTCTTTATCACCAATCTCCTCGCTCTTTAATTTCAGTTCAGTAATCTTATTTTCCATTTTAGAAATTTCCATCTGTATATTATCCTTTTCTAAAATTGATGTATTTATCTCACTCTTAATAAAGGCTAGATGTGCTTTATCAGATTCAATTTCTATATTAAGAAGCGAGTTTTTACTCTGTAGATCCTCACCCTCTATCTTTAATTTAGAAATAAAATCCTCCATTTCGGCGATTTCCTTCTTGAGTTTTTCAGATTGCTGTTTGCCTTCAGTAGTTATCTTAGAGATGCCATCATTAATGGTATCCTCTAATTGCGAAATCTTGATTTGTAATTTTTCTAAATCCTCTTTCTTCTTCTTTGTCTCAGCAGCTACGAGTTCCTTTTCTCTTTCAAAGGACAATCTTTCTTTTTCTATTTTCTTGATTTTGTCTAATTCCTCTTTTTGTTTAAAAACAAGATCCTCTTTTTCTTTCTCAAAATCAAAAATCTCTTTTTCTATTTCTTTCTTCTCCTCTAGAAGTTTTTGAATCTTTTCTTGCGTGCTTATCGCGACATTATCAAAATAACTAGCACGCTTTTTAGCGTCATCTTCTGGAAGAGATTTGGGTTTAACAAATCTTCTCACACTTTTAGTTAACTATTTTATTATAAACACGTGCCTTAACAGTAACCTCGCCCTCTGTGCCAGCAGTTGGATGAATGCCAAACCATTTAGCGCGCGCAATGTTAATATCAAACTGTCTGTGATCATCAGCTGTAGCCACGACAAATCCAGTATCACCATCGATACTGGCGCCATCCTCCTTATCAATCATGTCAACATAATCAAACTGATTGGAGGCAGTTTGTGATGCGCCAATATTAGGCGCGCTTTCCTGGTCAGACGCCCATGGTTTTAAAGTCATAGCTGCATCTCCTCCACCATCAGTATCAATAGTAATAGAAATTGCTTCTGTATCATCTACCAAGATTGCAGGAACATCTATTTGTGCCCAAGATCCAGTGCCAGCACCAATTCCTACTCCGACTGAACCATCAAGAGAGAATGTATCAGCAGTTACTTTTGTAACCTTCCAAGTTCCATTGGCGCTAGTATTAGTAGCGTGGCTGGTAATTACAACATAATCACCAGTAGCCAAACCATGACCTACGTCAGTTACAACAATCGGCGTTGCGTTTGTCGAACTATCAATTGCTCGAACCTTTCGAGCATTCATAATTGTGTATTGAGTTGAAGACATAAAGTATATTTTTAATTTAATAAATTACTCTATCGGTGAGAGTATAAATATACTCTCACCCAAGACAAATCTATTAAGCGATTTCATCTGTAGCCTCATCAACTACATCTTCTGTAGCCTCATCAGCTACATCTTCTGTAGCCTCATCAGCTACATCTTCTGTAGCCTCATCAGCTACATCTTCTGTAGCCTCATCAGCTACATCTTCTGTAGCCTCATCAACTACTGACGATTCGTCAGTCAAGGTAGCCTCAATAGTCTCCTCAACTTTTAATTCTTCTTCACCCATAATTTTTAATTAAGAATTAAATTAATTAAGCAGCTACTACAGTAGCTCCGGCTGACAATGGGCGCCATTCACAATAAAGTGTAAGGCTACCAGCAGTAATATCGTCGACGCTTCTAAACATCGAGATATCTGCACCACCACCGATAATAACCTGAGAAGTTGTAGCAACAGATCCCGCATCGTCTTCTGGATTGTTATCAACCCAAACATCAGTTGCTGCAAAGTCGCTATTATCAACAGTCGTAGCTGGTAGGCAAGCGGCAACGGCCTCTGTTGTACCAACTGAAAGAGTTGTGGTACCAGAAGTTGTAGTAATCGCTGTCCCGCCAACAACACCCCATACACGCACCATGACATCCCCCGTAACAGTAAATGCAACGGCATCATCATATCCAGTCAAATCAGCATAAGTCTTTGAAACAATTTGTGGAGTTTGGACTAGAGTTGCAGGGATAGTCGTACCAGTATCCGTCAAAATAGCTTTAATATAAGCCATTAATGATCGAGTTGTGCCAACAGTTTCTTGTGCAGCGTCATCCTTCTTACCAACAACGTCACGCATGTTAGCGTCAGTTGTGGCATCAGCTGCAGGGACTGTAAAAAGAGCTGGCAAAGTTGTACCAGTATCTTCCAAAACACCCTTTAGATAACCCATCAACGACTTATTTGTAGTTACCGCTCCAACAGTAGCGTCAGTCTTATTACCAATAACGTCACGCATGACAGTATTGGTTGTAGCGTCGGCAGTTGGAACGTCATGATAACCATCAATAACGGCAATGGCCGCTGCGATTGAAGAAACATCGGCGTCTGCGAAGGCAGCCACGTCGCTACCAATTACATAAGATCCTGCCGATTTGTCATATAGAACTGCAAACCATGTAGACCCTGTGACTGTATCTACGACGTTTCTTGTGTAGTTAGTAATAGCCTGAGTATATAGTTGTCCAGAGACAAATACATTTGTAGATGCGACGTCAACTAGGTTTACCCATGCAGTTGTAACTACTCCGAATCCATCAATATCAATTCTAACATTGTCACAATCGTCAACGGCAACTGGGCGAACTGCAGCATTACCACCCGTGAATCCAAGATATTTCAATCTAAGGAACGAGTTGTTGGCTGTATCAAGACGAACAGCGGTAGCCGCCTCAACTGTTGAGGAAGCATCTTGCCATTCAATATCTAGATAACAATTATCTCCAGTCACATTGAATGGAGATGTCAAGCCATCAATACCTGCATATCCAACAATGTTTTCAACGCGACAATTTGAAGCGCTGATAGTCATGCTTGCTGTATTTGCTGTACCGAATGTAAGTACTGGGCGATTATTACCAACCCCAATACCAATAATAGAAACACCTGCTACGTCTAACGCAATAGCGCCGGCTGAAGTAAGCGTCTCTGTGTGTCCAGGCATCACGAATATCACGTCGCCTGCACTAGCTGTACAGGAGTTGATAGCTGCATCGATTGTACTAAAGAATCTAGATACACCATCTGCATCTACCTTCCATAGATCATGCAACATCGAGAGATTGGCTGTGCCAGAATCTCCAACGACGAATACCTTTCCTGAACCAGTAAAAGGGAGACCTGAGGTCGCAATGCGACCAAAGCCAGCCTCTTTTGAATAATTCATATCTTCTTATATATTAAATCTTATGAAGCCACCGCCCACCGAGGTTCTTATGTTGCTCCTTCACAAAATTATTAATTAAGCTGTTGCGTCACCAGACGAGAACTTGAACCAATTTGCACCGACAGTAACGATTCCGTAACCACCTCGTGCACCGAAGTTCCAATCATCTGTTGAGAATTCCTCACCAGCATTTAGGTCAGCTGGCATCTTAAGGTGTGGAGCTTCCCAGATTCCAAGATATGAACTTGAATGCATTGAAGAAGCAAGACCCCAGTAATAACGCTTTGTTGAATCTGGAGCACCCGCTGCAGTTGTTGCAACGCGTGGCAAAATAACGTGGCGATATTTTGAAGAATATACGTTTGTGATTCCAGAATGAGCACCCTCAACATCTGCTGTTGATTGTAGGTATTCACGTGCAGTGTTCACTGCATTTGGTTCGTCAGTTGTCCATAGAATGTCGAATTCCATGACCATCTTCTCACCAAACTGGTTGTAAGTTTCCTCCGTAATAAGACGCTCCATTCCTTCCAAAGCACCTTTAGAAAGTCGTGGGTTGTTAGCCAATCGGTTTCGATAGGTTGTGGAGCTTCCACGAAGTGTGTGGGCTGTATAAGCCAACTGATATCCGTCACCAACTGTGGTGGTAATAGTATTACCATCCATATCAGTGTATGAAGTAGCAGTACAGAAAGTGATTTGGTGTGCCAAATCAAGATCCATACGCTTTGCAATTTGAGAACCGAGTCCTGTCAAACGAGCAACTACTTCTGGATATTTGTTTTGCGTACGCATTTCGTACGTGATGCCAATATCGCGAGCAATTCGCTTCATTGACATTGTTTTTGAGTAACCCTGTTGAACTTGTGCACGTTGTGCTTGATCACCCTCGTCTTTTGTACGAGCATATTCGTCAAGATCAATTTCAGAGAATTCGCGAGTGCTTCCGCTGTTTGATGGAATGTCTACAACTTTAAAAAGTCCAGAATCCATCATGACTTGTGGAACAGAGGTGAGACCTTTGAGCCACAAGACATCAGCAAGTTTTGTGAAGTCACTCAACGTAGCTGTATTGAGTTCCATAGATAATTATTAAAGTTAATAGATTATTCCCAAGTCTTATCACCAAAATCAGCATTTGAATTTAGAGTGAATCGGCCTTTGGATGTGCTAATGTACCCCTTACAGAGCAATACCCCATAAGTTGTACCTGCCTTGTTAACAACTGATGCGCTTGAAAGATCAAACGCGCTTCCAATATCAGTAGTTGCAAGAGTACCAGTGGCTGTCGACTCTAGTTCGCATGATGTTTCCATTGGAACTTCGACCGCAACATTGGTAGTGCTAGCAAAATCAGAATCTGTTGATGCAACAGCTTCTAAAATAATGCCATAGTGCTTTGTTGACTGCGTTGTGGCAGTAGCTACATAGCCTGAGGTCATCTGCACCAAGTCACCAACAGTGAATGTCACTGATGCTGTTTTTGGAGCATGCACGATTTTTGTTTTACCTTTTACCCATCGCATAGGATGAAAATAAAGTTAATTAAATAAAACACACTATACGTGTGTTTGTACGATTTTTTTACAGGGGTTGACTCCCCGACATTACAAACGATTTTTGCCCTTTCGGACTGACAACTGGTTTTTTCCAGCGATAAGTTGTAACAGTATTATTATATACCTAATCTTGGCGAAATTCAAGACTTATCCACAGCACCATCTGATACAAAATTCTTATCATGTTTCTCGGAAATTTTATTAAATTGCTCTGGCGTACCAATAAATCCGCCTTCGCATCTAGTTAGCCCATTAGAATCAATATAATCATCTATAGAATAGCCCCTCTGGGTCAAATGCACACATTTCAATCTAGGGTCACAAAGTGTTAATGGCCTAAATTTATCAAAGAAATATAGATCTTCGCCCTTCTTTATTTTATCCCCAGCAACCTCAAATGAGAACCAAATATCATTAGGAAATTTTTTAAAGAAATCCATCTTTATCATAAGACATCCGCCACCAGCACCATCTATTTGGAATAACTCATTCAATGGAAATTGAGATATCATGCCAAATGCACCAGTATCTTCATTGATGCCTTTATAAACATGAGGGGCGTATGGTGGTCTCTTCCAGGTATAAAGACCAGATATAGCATCAACCTCTGGATTATCTTCAAAGTCTTCTATCAGCATACTTATAGTATCTGATGGAAATACCATATCAGTATCTAAAAATAATATATGGGTTATATCATGTTTAAGCGCAAATCTCACAAGTTCATTTCTCATATCATCAATCCTAAAGCCCCCTTGAGATATAATACTTACATTATCATTGCGTTTATTTTTTATAACCCATTCATAAAATTTATGTTGCATTTGGAATAAACTAAATGCAAAATCTTTTTCAAAGTGCGAATAATTGTGGGGGAGAGCTATCATTATATTCATAAATATAGTTTAATAATATTCTCTCCCCACAATTAATAATTACAATAACTTAGTCAATGGTATGTCTCTAGATGAAGCACAACCGAATGCCTCACCAATCTTTTTCTCTCTTAGATTACTCGCCAGAGTCTGTGCTCCATCAGTAACCGAGAACAACATCTCAAACGATAGCCCTAAATCTGACAACTCGGTCAATATATATGTTGCTAATTTATGGCGCACAATGTCAGTTACGTCGGCATCTTCCAACTTCGTTTCAGATTTTACGATATCCAATAGATCTGGATGTAATACTGCATCTTCATGAGTTAACGTTTTAGATCCATCTTCGTTATCAGTGGACACGAATACTACCTTAGAAGTTGAGTCAGTCAACTCTTCAATATGGTCTATCTCGAAACGACCAATAAAATATTTTTTTTCTTCTTCCATAATTATATTAATTAATTAACAAATCTAACATCTATCTTATACTTCTCTCCATTATCCTTTCGTGTTACATCCATAACAAGCACACCATTTGAGTGTCTTGTTTCAGATTCGACCAATGCGGGCACCATATCATAACGCCTGACAAACGTACGATAGTCTACAATCTTATCAGTATCATCACTAAAGATAAGCTTTATTGTTTGATGCTCTTCCCATACACCAGTTAGGGGATTCTTCTCTACTAGGTTTTGAATCATGTCCCACCCAACAATAATCTTTCCGTCGTATGATCTTAGATTTACTACCTTGCCGTGATCCTCACGATTCTTGTCATCAAACTTAGATAGCTGGGCTTTAGACGCAGCAAACTCTACGCGCTCCAATCTATCTTTCATCGCACTGAAATCATCAAAGAATTTCTTTAAATCTGATTTCTGCATGACAACAGTTTCTTCACTAACCTCTTGAGAATCTATAACAGAATCAAAAGATTCTTCGGATTGACTGTCGTCTACTTCTTTTTTATTTTTTACCATATGTTATGATTTTAAATCAAAAGGATTCTTCATAGTTAGATCAGCTTCCTTTATACCCAACTTAGAACCAAGACTTTTTTGACCATCTGACAATGGTTCTTTGCTCTTATTACTTTGGATATATGGGCTTTGATAGCCTGCAGCACGAGCTACAGGAGAGTACCCAGAATGCGATTGGGCTGTTGCTAAAGTGAAAGCATCTTTCATTTTCTTTATAATCTGATCCTTTGTTTCGCCCTTATCAATAAGTCTATCGTAATGGAACATTATCTTTTCAGATAAATCTTTATCTCCATCACTAAATAATGACAACGCATCTTCTACGTAATTCTTATTAATATTATTCTTAAACTCCTTCTGCTCGGCCTCTAACCTCTCTTGTCTCTCTCGCAATTCCAACTCAGAAGCAGACAACTTCGCCTTCTCCTCTTCTGTCATATCGCGCAGTTGTTTGAAGTTATAGTCCTTCCTCTTATATTTATCTAGTTCCTGGAGCACAGAATCCAATTGAGACTGTAGCTCCTCGACCTTTGTTTTAACCTCAGTGCCTTCAGCCTTCTTGACTTCAGGATCAGAGGCGTTTGGGTTTTGTTGCTTATCATCAGCAACTCCGCCATCGACACCTTTATCCTCTTTTATCATAAAGATTATTATTAAAAATTAAATTAAATCTAATGGATTGATTGGCTCTTTCTGTTTAACCAAATCTTTATATTCACTATCGAATTTTTCAAATTGTTCCTTAACGAGAGATATTCCATTAACAGTGGCTCTCGCAAATTTCCACTGATTATCATCGAGTGCTTGGCGTGCCATAAAATTTATTTGCTCCATAATCATTCTATCTAATATAGATATGAATATAGGATAACTATAAATCTGCGAAGACAGTGCATAAACAGAATTTTTATTCTGTTCTGGCAACCCGTCTAAAATGGAATCTATAGGTAAGACATCTATACTTCCCAATTCCTTACGAAGTAAACTCGTCGCCATGTCATCAAAGTTTACTTTAACATCTATTTTTTTACTAATATTGGCCAACTTTTTATCAATATTATCTAAAGACGAATATATACAATCCATCTCTTTTTTTGCCATAATTTATTTATTTAATAATCTGGCTAAGGCTGGTTGTTCTAATTCTCCTTTTTGTGCTTGTACAGACGCCTGCATTGGATTTTGGCGTGTGGCTAGACTCGTACCTGATGCTGAACCACTGGCAGTAGCTGCCTTCTGTGCATTGGCCAGCTCTACCGAACCGCTCATAAGTGGTTTGGCTGGGGCTTCTTGTACAAAAAACTTTCTAGGATCTTCGTCTATCATGATTGCATATCTCTCTTTAGCATATGCTGTGTTCACGGAATCCATACCAAATAGATTAGCTGCGTCCTGCAAATCCTGTTTGAACATAACGCGTTCGAGTTGCGAGCTATCCTTCTGTGTAGCATTAACATTAACACTCCAGATAATATCCAAATTTCTCATCTTCTCTGGATTGATATATACCTTTCTAACTTTTCTTCTATAAACTCTACCCAGCTTATTCTCTTCGTCCATTACCTCTTTTGACGTTAGAGAGTCTGCTTTCTCTGCATTAAACTCAATAATCTTTAAAGCATTCTCGCCTTTCTCTGTAGAAGAATCAAGTGAGAATGAACGGAAGACATCCACCAATTCATTCTTTACTTTATCTATCTTTTGATCTATTGGTGTAGTCCATGTATGCAAAATATTATGAACGCGATGTTCAATCATCTGCACTTCAAGATTAATAAGCCCATAAATAGTCAGACCAAGTTTAACCATCTGCTGTTGTTGCATTGTATTAATCTGAGTGGCTGTTGGGCTACCAGATACCTGGTCTCCAGTAAATACTGGGTTAACACTCTTCTCACTTAAGATATTAGTCAACATCTCAAATGCAGTTATCATTGACGTTGAAAGCCCATTATTAGTTCCTATCTCTTCAAGGTCTGAGGCCTTAATACCCTTTGTAATCTTACCAGGCCACAATACTTTTCTTGATAATATACGATTAGAAGAGTTTGCCATTGGTGGCAAGACACCCTTCTTCATTGCCAAGAGTATCATTCTTAGCATCATATCAACCACGCCTTGATCCACACTGGTCTTTGCAGGTATAGACTTAGAATACGCAAAGAATCTTGAAATAACTTCAGCGTCCCCCTTGCTCAAGGTATATTCACCAGATGGAGATACTTCTGTCAGGGGATAGCCCACTGGCAACATCATCACTCCATTTAGGATTATCATGTACTCATTATTAGGCGCATCTTGATACTTGACAACCTGCACCATATTGTCCTCAATCTCGCCCGTATACCAGAAATTAGATACCCCTTCAGTATCAGAATACATCTCCTTGAATGTCTTTAGTTTCTTTGGTACATATTGAAATCTACTCCAATCGCCATAAATATATTTAGCAACATCATAAGGAATCTGGTCTATTGTAAATAGATAAGGCTGTTGCTTTATAAAAAATTCTCTAATATTACCCAAATAAACATTCTTGCCTGGTATCAAGTTACATTCACATTGTGGTAACATCTTCTTTACTCTCGTCTTCCACCTTGTCTGCAGTGGATCATTATTGGCAGAATTATTTGTAACCTCTTTCTCTACCTCAAACTTGATAGCCTGAATCTCCTCAACAAAACAAGTCCCTTGATCCAAGAACTCCTTATAAATAAGCGGCCTCTTGAAATCATATTCCTCCATCTTCCTACTCTTCTTAACCATGTCTTCCATCTGCGCACCGAGTTCTGAGATAAGCATATCGCCTTTATCGAATGCCATTATCTCGCCCTGCAAATTAAGATTAAGTAACGCTGAAAGAATAGACATCTCCTTCTCATGTGTAGTGCCAGTTACTATTCTAGAGTCCTCCTCATTCTCTTTTGGCGGATTATAAGAGTTTGCCGCCTTCTGATTAGTCTCATATTTATCATCATATGTACTATCATCAAGCTCTACGAATGATTCAATACGCTGATTTACCGCACTATCAAGACGCTTGGTCAGATACCCATAATACTCATTCTCAACGTCATTATACTTAACACACTCCTGTTTCATATCTTCCTCTGACTCCTCAAAAGAAGGTTTAATTTTTTTTGTTCCTCTTGGCATATTTTATATTAAATCCCATTTATCAAAAGAATCCTTATCCTCTTTCTCCGCCCTCTCATTTTCCAATTCAGAAAATGGTGGTTTAGAAAAAGTCATGGCCAGAGCATCCAAAGTATCAGGAGATGGTATGCCATTTTTAGCCATCTCTACCTTACTCATCATTATAATCTTCCCCCTCTGTGCAGCCTTATATTTCAAACTCAATGCTTCCTTCCAATCATCATATTTATTTAACTTCCCCCCGAGCCTAATCCACTCCTTCAGTCCCCAGAAATTCTCCGCCCTCTTATTAACAAACATATCCATGTCATCAGGCCTCCCTGCCCCCTGCACCCCATTACAATAAAACTTCAACTGATGCAACCTATCAACCACACCACCGCCTATACCTGTATCATCCACAAAAACATTCATCGCATTCACCCTGTATTCCTTCGCTAGCAATATAGTCTGTGACGCAACATCCATTATATCAGATATCTCAGATTTTGCTATAACCTTAGCAAAATTCTCTGTGCGTAAAACCCAGACATTCTTGCACCCTCCGCCGCGTGCCACGTCAAGCCCCATCATCCTCGTACCAATGTAGGCCTCCTCATCAATAAACTGCAGCGCACTATTAAGCTCGTCATCAAAAACAAGCCTGCTCCAACCCTTATCATCCATTCTATCCTCACGAGGGAACTCACCCATAACACGAACCCTAAACTCATCAGAATCCTCTCCGTGCTTCTCTTTCATGCGATCAACGTAAGAGTTATCCACAATAGGAGAATCAAGCGAATTAAACCTAAACGTCTGCCAGTTACCACTATCATTATGGTGGCTATCATAAAAATAACCCTCCAGCCTTGTGGGGTTAGAAATAAGAACCAATAAAATATTCTCATTAGTAAGCGCGCCTTCTGCAACCACGAAGATCTGGTCAGGCACAGCTGAGGCCTCGTCAACTAACATCATGACATAATCTCCGTGAATACCAGCTAGCGCCTCAGGAGCCTCCTTACGCGCAGTCTTGGCGCGAGCAAACCATGTTTCAGGCCTCTGTACAATACGAACATAGTTATTAGATATATCGTACATCTTCTTACATTTCTCTGGCATCTTAGAATGCCACCTAGCAACTTCCTTCCAAAGAACGTCAAACATCTGGTCAGAAGTAGGGGCTGTACAAGGGATCTGTGAATCCTTAAAGCAAAACAAGAACCACAAAAGCATCCAGGCCATGACAGTAGACTTGCCAATCCCATGGCCTGATGAGATGGAAAGTCTACGTTTGGCCTTCCCGTTCATAGCGTTCTCTACAGCCTTAAGCACCACCAACTGCTGCCAGGTAATATTTGTGCCCTTAACAAATGGCAAGAACCAGTCAGATCTCCATTCACTAAGCGGGGTAGATTCTGCCAGAATATCATACCCTGGCTTAAACTGCTGGGGGACAAGCCCCCACATCCATTCTACAAAGAATATTGGGGATTTCTGCAACTTAAGGAATGTGTCCTTATCTAACTGGTCGCTAGTTGTTGATAAAGTCTTTGACATATTATTAAGTGTCGTATACAATAAGCTTATTAAATAAGGAAATATTAACTAAAATATGATAAACAAATACGACGGAAAGACCTTACGCAGAGAAATATGTAAGCGCATGGGACTCATAGACCACGGCTATTTCGAAGGAATACTCAAGAATATGTACCTAGAACGAGAGATGTCTAGCATAGAGATAAGTGAAGAGATAGAAAGAAAAACGGAATTACATATGGATCCAAGGTCTATACAACGCACAATAGCGCGCATGGGGGTCATAAGAAGCCCTAAGGAAGCTTTCAACCTGGCAATAAAACGAGGCAGGATGCGAAAGATAAAGAAAGAAGGAACTGAAGGGGGTGTAAGAATAAACCCAGGTAGAAGATTCAAAATAATGGAAAGGGAGGGATTCAAGTGTATACTATGTGGAGCAACTAAAGATGATGGGCGGTTATATGTTGACTTTGTAAACAACGATAGCAATAATGAAGAGGACTTACACACTATATGCGAGGAATGCTTGAAAGGTAGGCGGGTGGCAAAAATATAAGAAAGGAGGAACAGCCATAAGCCCATGGGGAGACCTGTGGGCTTTTTTATTTTAGGGCGGAAGTGGAACATATAATTTGGAATGGGGGAGTGCCTTAGTGCGTCCACGAAAAAACGCAATTACTATGAAAAAACTCCTATGGAACTGGGGCGGGGGATGGGGGTAGGTGCTTGGCGTTCTCTAATGTTTTTAGTGTCGTAAAATGATTATTGTACGACCCTTATACAAAAACACAAGCGGGGTATATGTTTTCGGGGGTATATGCGACACACAAGGCGCATAAGCTATCATGCGTCTTCTTCCTCGCTATGCGACACTAACTCGGGCATATCGTCCACATTCTTATCTTGTACATCTATCACGCGCGCTGTGCTAGTTGTTACTTGATCAAATAAGCCTGCGAGATCTAGCGTTGTATTGATATCTCCTACGTGTTCCACCCTTTCGCTGTACTTCTCACGCCCCAATCCTTTCGCTACAAACTTAGAAGCGTCAAGCTGTATGCGTTTGACGTTGATATCATCAAATTCTTCTGGGTTTTTATCTGTGTAATACGATAAAACACGCTCAGCGCCTCGTAAACGTTCACGATCCCCGATGACTTCACCAACCCAACCGTCACGAAATGTTGTAATGCTATCAGCAGTTGATCGCGAATATCCTGCTTTTAAAGCGGACTGGAACGCATTGCCGAACGTCGGGCTTTTGGGCGACAGATAAAGCTCCTTGAATAGTTGTTGTCTTGCGTCTAATGTTACTCTCTTCATATTTTACGACGCTCTTATTATAGCAAACCTTAGCCATTTTTACAAGTTATCAACAACCTTTTATTCTGTACGCTTGACTTATATATCACGCGAATGATACATTATGAGCAGGCGGACTTAACCGCTAACAAAAAAACTATATGCAAAACACAAACGACCTTTCTTCACTGGGCAACTATGAATTCCAACTGCTTGCAGAACTTTTGCAAGCTTATGCAACTAATAGAGACATCCTAGGCGACAATGTGCGCTGGGAATTCAACCCGACAAGTGGTAATGTTTTCCTAGTTGATGATGACTTTAACGTCGCAATGGTAAACGACGAAACAGGAGAAATTGAGCTGTTTCTAACTTGCCTGAATTGTGGCGCCGAAGGTTTTGCCTCCGATGACTTTCGCATTGCAGAAGATGGCCAATACTGTACAGAATGCAAAAACTAATCTTTAAACACTATGTCAAACTTTAAAATGATTGTGCAATACTCTGGCGAGCTCTCTATTATTGTCAACGCAGAAGATGAGCCAACCGCTGAGGCCATTATTGACAACATGCCAAGAGAATACCTAATGGCAAAAGCTGAACACTGGCAAGACGATTATCGAGTAACAGATATTGCCAAGGTTTTGCCCTGTCACGTGTGCGGAACATTCATCACAAAAGAAGAGCTGGACGAAAATGGCGCATATACCTACCCCGAAGGCCTACCATACTGTCCAGACCACCAGCCAGAAGAATAATCAAACATCAATTAATAATATATATATATGCTTTCAAACTTCCGCCCAGCTCCTATGCCTTTTTGTGAGGAATGCGGATCAATTCAAGACCTTGAGGAATTTCAAGACGCCCCGCCTTTTTACTCTCACGTGCTCTGCTCTGCTTGCCTTGCAGATATAATCATTGCAAACAAATGCGCAGACTGTGGCTTGCCAATGATCCAATGGCTTCCCTCGCACTGTCAATGTTCTAAAGACTAACTAAAAAAATATATGACAAAAGGAAAACAAATCAAAGGCGAAAAGTATATATATCTTGCCATGGCCTTTGAACTCCTCAAACTCAATAAAACTCTCTCTATAACCATAGGCCATGATAATGAAATGAAGGGCGGGCAAAACTTCTATAGGATTTTTACACTTCACACCTACGAAAATACGCATATCCTAACAGAAACAAAAACTTCTGCACACTTCGCCGACTTCTCAAGATCTTTCATTATAATACCAAACACTTATATACCAAGCTTGCCAGCAATCTATGAACATATAGACAACAACAAATATAACTATTCTAAAAATTGGACACACTAACCAAACACCATATGCAAGACAAACAAAGCCTATATCTCATCAAATACTTTTTTGATGGCGTCGGGCGCGTACGTATACTGGCCGACAATGAAGAAGACGCAGAAGAAAAATTCCTAGAAGGCGACTTTGATCCTGACGACGATTGCGACCTTTCAGAAAATTATTGCATTGAAGAAGTAATAAAAATAACAGAATAATTCTACTATATGCACTTCCTACTTAATATTGATTATACAGACGACACAAGGAAATTCTATTCTGACAGCTACATCAAAAATAGGTTTATCAACAAAAAAGACAACCAGACTATCCACGAGGCAATCGCGCAAGCTATCCTCGAAAACGATGGGATGGAATTATTATATAAAGGCAAGCCACGAGGAAATATATATATAGATTTAAAAGATGGCTCCGCGAAGCCTGTGGGCTATATGTACCGCGCCAAAACAACTATAGACAACAAAAGGGCTCTTTTTGACGTGTGGGCTACTATAAAAAAAATAGAAGATGCAGACATTGAAAATATAGATCCAAAATAAGATAATAATCTTTTCTAACCACCTATTTATGACAAAAGAACAAGCAATCCATAGTTGGGTATCTCAACTAAGCGCCATTCCTCAAAACTGGGTACAAAAACTTTTTGAACTTGAAGGCCAGTCTCCGCGCTTGCCAATGTGGGGGACGATGTGGATTTTGGATGAACCTCACGACGCCGAAACTCTTCTTGACCTCGCCCATTATGTAGAACCTTGTGAAGTGCATGAAGACTACAACAATTTTTGCGACGCTTGCAACGACTACGATGAAGAAATGGAAGGCGAGCTCTGTATCCCTGGGACACCTGTATATATCTATAAACTAGACGGCGAGACTATCATAGGCGTACATGGCGCTGGCTGGGACTTCTATGATGGCGTCTGGGATAAACTCTATGATCTTCTAGGCCTTAAATGGCACGACGACGAGCCAGAGAATAACTAACCCCCATTTATGCCACGCCTATATTCTCAATCATACAGAACTATACAAGAAAAGAAGGATCAAAAAAGAAATAGAAAAATGCTACAGGATATCTTCTTTGTAACCCTATACCTTACAGCCCTAATACTCCTAATCGCTCAATAATTTAAAACCGCCAGCACACCCGCTGGCAGTTTTTTTTATTCTCTCTATATCCTAACCCTAACACCCCCCATCCGCTCGCATTCTTCACCGCC